GGCCTGACAGAATCCCGCTGCTGGTCAGTTCGGGCAATTCTTGAGTGGCGCGCGTTTCACGATCTGCGCCGGTAAAGAAGTTTCCGATGCTTTCCATCATTCCGGGCTGCTCAGGCTTTGGCGCTGGCGTTTGTGGCTGCTCAGGCTTTGGTGCTGGCGTTTGTGGCTGCTTAGCCATAAGTCGCTGAGCTTGAGCAATAACATCGGCCTGACTTGCCCCAGCAGGGCCTCGGATTTTTATGATCTGGCCGTCTGGAGCCTTGACCTTGTATTCTTGCATAGCCATTATTGAATGATCTCCCAGCCGCCCATATCCTGCTGCTCTGGCTGTACGTTGTACTTCTCGCTGATTCGACTCTTGCCAGCCCTGAAATAATCTTCGATCCGGTCAAGGCTTCGCTTAAAGGCTGCTTCAGGCATATCAAGCTGCAAAGAGCCAACAGCTGACGTAAGGGCCGCGCCCTCTCGCTCAGTTAGCGCGCCAAGTCCTTTCATCTTCTCAACTTCAGCCAAGAAAGCTTGAGACTTTAAGCTCTCAATAAGGCCTTGAGTTTCCTTGGCTGCCGTGCCAGGCATATATGCGGTAACGCCAGGGACGCCAACAGCAGCGCTAAAGCCACTGCTATTCTTGATCTCATCGATAGTGCTAATTGCCCTGTCGAACGTGGCGAGCGCGCCCTTACCGGCCACTTCTTTGTCGCGCTTGGCTGACTCAAGCTGACCGCGCTTCTCTTGCAGCTTCAATTCCAGCTCTTGACGGCGAAGTTCGTTTGTTTCGTTGCCCAGTTGCTTGCCAAGCATACTTACTTGGCGGTCTAGCGCCTTATCTGCCAGTGTGAGCTGCTTCAGGCTCATGGCGTTTGCCCGATTCGCCCGCCCTTCCTGCTGCTGAATATCCTGCCCGCGAATCTGGATGTCTTGGCCGCGCATTTGGGCGTTGATCTTGTCACGCGCACCTGTCACGTCAAAGTATTTCTCAGGCCCAAGCGCCAGCAGCGAGAACTTGTCAGCACGATCAGCCAGCGCGGCTGGGTCTTGCTGTAGTGTTTGCAACAGGGCTTCGGGCTCATAACCCGGCCCAGCACTACGCAATACGTCGGCATTCTGCGCGATCAGGTTTGCAGCGGCTTGCGGATCGGTTGCGGCAAACTGGCTGAGCTGCACGCCAAGCGAGCCGAGCGCGGTTGCTTTCTGCTCATCTTGGAAGCCAAGCGCGCCTTTAATCTGCTCGTACTGATCGGGAAACTCACCCATCAGCGCGGCAAGCTGCTTGCGGTCGCCAGATTGGAACGCCTGGCCGAACGCCTGCTGGAACATGCCTTGACGCTCAGCTTGGGCTTGGGCTTGCATTTGAGCCTGCTCGCGCATTTTTGCTTGTGCGTCCATCTCGCGAATTTGCATAAAGCTGCCAATGCCTTGCTGAATCTGCGAGGCGGCAGATGGATGATTAAGGATCATTCCGTAGTCAAGTGCCATTATTTACCCATCCCGCCAAGACCGCCGCCGATTTGCGCCCCAGCAGCAGCGCCGCCAGGGCCGCCAACCATAAACCCGCCAACCCCGCCTAGAAGCGCACCAATATCGCTTCCGCCTTGTTTTCTTGCTGCCCCCTGCGCCAGTATGCCTTGACCATGCGCTTGTCCCATCATGTTGTACTGATTGGCGATATTCGCAGCGTTGCCGGCGCGAATGTTGGCCAAGTTGGTGTTTGTGTTTGCACCTTGCTGTTGCAACTGTCCAAGCTGGTTAAGCTGGTTTTGGTAATACTGGCCGAACAAGCCTGAGCCAAACTCGGCCAAGCCTTGCTGAGCGTTACCTCCACGAAGCCCGCCTGTTGCTGAGGCGTTTTGCATGATCGCGCGCTGACCTGCGCCAAGCTGTGCTTGATAACCTGGCATCTGCTCAAGCCCTTCAATGGCCTGCCGCTGGGCGTCTGCGCCAGACTGGCCGAGCAGTGCAAGGTAAGAATCAAGACCGCCTAGGCCTGCTGCGCTGTACGGGTTAAGAAGCCCTTTAGCTTCGTCATACGCTGCGCGCTGCTCGGCGATGGCTTTCTCCATCATCGCCATTTGAGCCTGCATGGCTTTTTTTGCTGATTTATCTGCTCCGCCGCCGCCCATATGGCTCTCCTCTTAAAAGTGCGTAATTGTGAAGGTCGTAATACTCGCCGTCACGGTGGCAAGCGCCGCGCGCCGTACCTTCAAACGTGAATCCGAGCCGTTTAGCAAAGTTGCCAACCTGCGGGAACAGGCTGACAACGGTTGTGCTGATCCTATTGATAGGCCACATCTTATAAAGCCAGTCTATCAGAAGAACGCAGAAGTCATAGCCTTTCGCCTTAGCCGCTGACGGAATGCAAAGATGGACCTCTATGTCGTGAATGTTTTTGATGATGCACATGGCGCAGGCAAACGGCTCTTCATCATAGCCGACCACATAAAACACGTTCTGCGCATCAATGAAGCCGTAATAGGCTGAGTCGGCGTATCTATCCTGAACAAACGGGTCGTCATACAGCGCCCGGATAAGGTCAGGATTCATGCACAGGTCAACCCTCATACAGCCTGCCAATCAGTTTTGCTGCCGTACTCTGACGATTTGTTGACATAGAGAACACCGCTTGCAAGGTCTAGATAAAGCCGGCTGCTGTTGGCCTCTACCGCGTTATTTGGCGGGCCGTCACCGGTCTTCATTGTAGCATCTGCCACGGCTAATGATAGGTTTTCCATATAGCGAACTGTGCGATCATTGATTCCAGCAATGGCGGCAAGCTCTTTGCGCGGTGGTACGGGGATCGATGGCTTAGGCATTCAGCGCCTCCACGGTCACTTCCAGGCGGGACGGGGTAAAAAGCGATTCATTGGCCACGCGGAACAGCATCGACATTTGCGAGTTTGCCCGACCAATGCGCCGCCACTTGGGAACTTCATCGAAGTCGCCACGCTTGCCAGCCGCCGTCCACCGCTCCTGGCTGTAGGTCACGCCGTTACGGCTGACGCTCAGCGAGATTTGAGGGTCTACACCGACTTGAATGCGCCCTGGAAGCCCGTACAAGGCCACCTCGTGAACGATAATGCCGCGCCCCTCACTGAACCCTAGGGGCGTTGAGAACTCGCGCAGAATGACTTGTCCGTACTCAGTTACAAGCGACTCATCAAGCTTGCCGATTTGCCCGGTCGTCAGGTCACCCACGATCCACTCACCGAAAGCGCGGGTGAAGTCGCGCAGGCGATACGGGCCGCTGCCACTTTTGCGGATATGCCACAAAGGCACGCCAGCAGCGCGACTGCCGTACAGGTCATAGACTAGGGTTTGGTCGGGAAGGTTGATGGTGATGAAGTACTGGCCGCTCAATGAGTAGGCCTGGCACGTCACGCCACTCAGGGTCACCGGGCCGTAGCTCTGAATGACCTTTTCAATCTCATCAGTGGCAATCTTCTGAGCCTGTCCGCCTGCTGCAACGTAAACGCTTGGGGCCTCGCCGCGGCCTGCGCCGACGAAGAACAGCGCGTCCTCTACCTCTACCGCTGCCCTTGTGCCGACCACGCCCTTGGTGATCATTGCGCCAGCCACGCGGGCGAACGGGAACCCTCCGCCGCCAACGTTCTGGAATACTTCAATGGTCTCGGTGCCGCACACATACGGCTCATTGCGCACTTTGACGATGGCAACGTTTGCGTCACCCTCAAACTCAGCAGAGCCAAACGACAACGGGTTGATAACCGTCGGGTCTTGCAGGCCTGAGTTGAAAATAAACTGCTCATCAATGAACAGGAAATAGCCATCAACGTAGATCACGTCAATGGCGCGGGCGAAGTTCGGGTCGGTGATCTGCTCAAGCCCGCCGCCCGCCGTCCAGTAGAACCCCTTCCCATCCGCCACAATGCAGATACGGTCGATGCTCTTCGCAATGCTTACCGGCCCGCTGCCGGGGATGGCACCCAGTAGCTCCGTGACGCCGTTGGAGTAGATGCGGATGAATTGCCCGCCACTAACTTGGTACACCAGCCCATTGAACTCAACCGAGCCGCGTGCTGCACCCTCGCCCATGGCGAACGGAACAACGCCCGGGACTTGGCGCAGGTATGAATTTGACAGGCCATTTTCCATAGCAACCGGGTAGAAGTTGATCGGGTAGCTCTGCCGGTAGTCGGCCCGGTTATTGCTGTAGATACCTGAGACAATGCTGATTTGCGGCATGGTTAATCCTTGGTTTGCGCCGTCCTTGGCGCGTGCTCACTTAAATGAGCGTTTCGACGTGGGTTCGCATTACCGCTTGGCCTACAGTAGCAGCGGCGGTTGTCATTATTTGCTGAGATGTCGATAGTAGCTGTGTCGACGCTGGCATTGAAGCGCCGGTGAACTGGCCCGACGCAACCTGTCCAGTACCACCCACAACTCGCGTCAACTTCCACGATACAACACCGCTGCCACCTACGCTCGACATTTCAAGGCGGTAGATGTTCGCCCCAGGCGCTGTAGGGAAATCAGCACCCAAATCAACGCGAACGGCTCCACCACTCGCGCCATTCTGGATTGTACGGAAAGTACTCTCCGATGGGTCGAAGCAAACCCCAAAGCGGTTCCCGGCATTGCCAAGGGTGGCGTTGGTGAACAGCGCCGCATCCATACCAGCGAAGAACCGGGTGTTGGCATTGACTCCAGAATCGATTGCAAACTGGATGGACACCTCAAACCCGGCAGCCAGACGATGGACCGGCGTACTGCGTAAGCTGGCAGAGGATCCCGCCGCCGCCGCCGCGACGGACGCCGCCTTAAGCACCAAACCATAGGCAGTAGTGCCCAGTGGAACGCCGACTACAACCGGGGCTACAGTAAACGCCGAGCCGACTACCGTTGAAGTGCCCAGGTTGTTACCGTGGTAGTCGATTGAGTTTACGCGCGCATGCAATCTACGCTGCAACCGGGCCAATGCGCTATCAATCTGCGACTGTACGTTAGCCGTAACGCCTGACAGCTGCTGTACCTCAACTGGTGTAACGCCAGACAGGACATCCACCTTGCCGTTTGAGTTGGACGCCAGAACGCTGAAAGGGGTCAGGTCGTTTTGGGTGATTGAGTAGGCAGCGCCGGAGATTTTGTCCTGCTTGGTGTCATTCAGCACCTTGCCTTGACGGGCAGACAGCACGCTTTGGTCAGAGTCCGTTGTGAGGTCGTCAGTAATGGCCTCTAGAGCTGCGATATCACCAATCAGCACACGTCGAGCACCATCGCTGGCAGGCGTCGCAACCGCCCCAACCTGAGCCGCTGTGTAGTCGCCAGCCTGAGGGACAATGACGCTACCAACTCGGCCATTGAACGATACTTCACTAGCAGCCGCGCTGCCACCGTATACCCAATTGCCGGACACAGACGGGGCTAGATTTTCCTCTAAGTAGTGCTTGCTGCTAGTGTCAATCTCGATAACGATCAGGAATTTATTGGAAACAGGCAGGGCAAGACGTGCGGCCTGATCGGCGACAACCTTGACCTCGACATTGTCGGTCGCTGGCAGAAGAGATGCAGGAATCCGCCCGCTTTCATCAACTGCAACAACGTTGCGATCAGCGAAGCCACGAGTGGTTAGCGCCGTGAAGGGCTTAAGCGAGTTATCGCCACCGCGCACGGAAAGCAGTGTCCCGTCGCTTTTGATAATGCTCAGCGTCCTGATATTCCCAGTGCGAACGCGGTACAGGAACTTATCGAAGATCAACTCATCGCCCACTGCAAGCGAAACGGACTTCTTGCGGCGAAACACTGCATTGTTCAGGGTGTTGAATAGCTCCAGTGACACCTCACCCACGTACGCCTCGGCGGCTACAGCGCGGAATGCGTAGACGGTGGAGTTTGAGGGTGCGCTGTATGTCGTAGTGCAAGGAACGGACGTGCCGGCGGCAATACTCTCGCCGTTGTCGTAGAAAAATCCAGACGTGGCGGACTCGACCAGCAATGACGCCCCGCCAACAGACTGTCCATTTTCGCTAGTGGACTGCCATACAGGCGTGTAGAACACGCTCGATTCCAGATTCTGGAATACCACTTCCTCGCCGCTCGAAGAAACGCTATGGGCTTTCTCCAGATATACAGTATTAAGGGCCGCGGTAAGGCTGCCATTAACTGTAAATTCCCCAGCATCCGCTGACGTAATCAGCACTTCCGGGGACACGTCCGTCTTCCATAGCTCAAGCGCGCCTGTGCCTGCGTTTACGCGGTTCTCAAAGCCCTCGGGCAGGGTTGCGTCAACACCATTAGCTCCGTTAACGCCATTGACGCCATTAGCGCCATCCTGCCCTGCCGGACCTGCCGGACCTTCCGGACCAGCGGGACCAGCTGGACCAGCGGGGCCAATGCTAACGCTATTTACTGATGGATACATGATTAGTACCTCGCAATCGAAGCGTGGAACGACACAGCGCCAGCAACGTCAGCCAAAGCAATCCGAGCCACGCGCGCAGGGCCGGAGCTGGTCGGCATATCACGGCTCGGTAAATAGGCGTCAGCAGCGTTGAAAGAACCCGCGTGCACGTCCTGAAAATCAATGCCGTCAGGCGACATGGTGAATACGACAGTTCCGGCAGATGGCGTGACCTGCGCACCGTTTTCGTCAAAGAATCGAATAGAACCCAGGTAGGCACGCTCGTAAGCGGTATCCATTACCTGTGATTCATAATTCCCGTCCGTGGTGTTGCCATCGATAAAGAACTCGTCTGGTATACGATTAAATGACATTGCGCCTCCTATGGCGTAACTGTGCCGGTGATGGTTTGCCCGTTTGCTAGCGTCAGGGTGATGACGCTGGTTGTCCTGTTGAAGTTGAGGGAAGCCCCGGTGATGATGGCGTTGAAATACGTCGCCATGTCAAACGCGGCAATCTGCTTGGTTCGGCCATTGTTGCTGACCACTGCGAACTGGTCGCCAGAATTCAGCACGTCAGTTGATGGAAGGTTTTGGATAGTGGTCATGGCTGCAAATATCCTTGCCCGTTGGTATCAATTGGTCCGGCGTTGTCGGCGTTCAATGTGTCGGTTTGACGGTAGTAGCGCATCCAACGATTGTTACGCAGCGAGTTGCCACTACCACGCGGCATACGGTTCGGGTACTGCACGGTCGGCAGGAATTGCACGGCAGCCAGCAGTGAGGTCATTGCGCTTGTAGCGCCAGCCATGACAGATTGCGTCACTTGCTTGCCGTATGTGTCAGCCAGGTCAATTGCTAGGTGGTACGTCACGGCACGATAGGCAATATCAGGAAGGCCAACCGGGTCTGAAATGTTTGCAGTCTCAGGGTCGGGCGCGAACGCATAACCGATCTTGATCCCGCGTGCGTCCCAGTCGGCCATCATGTATTCAAGCGCAACAACGCCGGCTTTCAACTCTTCCGGGTCGACCTCGTAATCAAACCCGGTCACTGCCAGCTTATTCAGCGCGCTAGCTACAATGTCACTCTTCGTCGTTGCCATCATCCAGCCCCAACACTTCGCGCAGCTTGGGCTCGCCCATACGCTGCCAGCCCTTAATGCCGCGTTCTTTCGCGGTTTCGCGCAACAGTTTCAGTGCTTCGTCCGGCGTGTCGCCGTCATCGTCCAGCTCTTCAATTGAGCGCACCCAGCCATCAGCAAAAAGTGCTTTCTCTTCGCTCTCGTCCGCGACCTTAGTCTCGCAGATGACGCCAGCGACAAATTCTTTACCGCCTTTGCGGTAGTAACAGCGAATGCTCATACATAACCTCGGTAGTGAAAGGGGGCCGAAGCCCCCAATCAGTTAGGCCAGAATCGCCACGCCGTTGCGGCTTGGATCGATGTTCACCACATCGTTCCAAGTGAACAGACGGCAGCGGAGGGTCAAGTCATCAATACGGCCTTGGTAGGCAATATAGAGCTTGGTGCCGCTGGACAGGGTAGAGCTCATGACTTCCATGCCATCGAGTTGACCCAGCAGCTCGAACGGGATGTCGCCGTCTACGATCTCAACCGAGTCGTTAGCCCAGAACACGTTGTTACGTGCAATGGCGTCACTGTTGAGCTTGGTTACGGTTGCGCCCGCTGCAATCTGGGTGTTGATGTTGGCGTAAGCGGCCTGAGATGGGGTCAGCGCTGGATCGTTCACCGCGATTGGGCGCGGGTAAACCTTGATGTTTGCACCGGACTTCTCAACCACGGTGAAAGTCATCAGGGTGCCGGTGTTGGTCTTATCTTGCAGGCCAACAGCGTTCACGCCGCTGAAGCTGATACGGTCGCCCACTACCAAGTTGGTGAGGGTGCCGGTCAGTGCGATGTCGCTCGAGATGCGATAGTCAACAGGCAGGGTAATACCAGCGGAAACGAAGTTGGCAACCGGAGCCTGGGACACTGCCGAGGTAACGGTCACACCAGCCAGCGCGCCACCTGCCAAGCTGCCCAAATAGGACGACTCATAGATGTCAAAGCCTGCGGTGTTCTTGAACATCAAGCCTTTAGTGTACGCATCTTCGGCGATTTTGGTCAGGGTCTGACGGCCTGCCAGATCAGCGGAAACGCGCTGAGCATCGCGGTCGTTCACAAAGAACGATTGACCCGCGCCAACGTAGGCTTGACGCTCGCGAAGCATGGTGTCGGCGGTCTTGATGAAGTCATAGCCGGCAGTGGTGGAGCGGTAGAACAAAGAGCCAGTGTTGGAAACAAGGCTAGCAATACGGGCGTTCTGGTCCGCACTCAGGCGCTGAGCGGCAGCAGCGGCGCGACGATCCATGAACTTACGGTCGCGGAAGTCATCAGCGCGCAGCTTGAACAGGTCGTTTCGTGGCGTGCCAAGCACGGACGGGTAGGACAGTTCCAGCACGTCACCAAATGCAGAGTCAGAGAACTCCCAGCCCGACTGGACTGGTGCTTGCTGCTCAACTTGACGCCATTCAACGTTGTTGCTGTTTTGCGCGTTTGCGCCGGTCATGTCGTAATGACCGACCAATTTGGACATTTGGTCTTGAGCTTCAAACTGCTCGGTGACCATATCGAACATTACGCGGACTTCTTTAGCGGTACTAAGGCCCATGATTGGGTGCTCCTATTAAATATAACCGTTTTGACGGAGTAAATCAGACTGGCCAGCGGCAATAAGCTTGCGCTTGTAATCCCTGAACTGATCGCGGTTTGCCATGCCATCAAGCTGCTTGAGCCGCTTTAGCACAGCACCACCAGTATTGGGCGTACTGCCACCAGACACAGGCCGATCTGCTGCCGGTGCTTGGCTGATTTTCTTTTGCGCTGGCTCAGTTGCCAGTTTTGCAGCAAGTCGTCCGATGTAGGCCATAGCCTTTCGGCCAGACGGGTCAACCTGTACAAGCTGTGCAACTTTGTCGCGCTCTACTTGGTTCAGGCCGAGATGATACACAACCTTTTCGGAACCTTCACCGATTGCGTCAATAAGCTGATCGACCGCCACCTCGCCGAACGTGTCACGAAGCGTCTTTTCAGCTGGAATAAAGTCTTCGGCGCTAACGCCAAGGGACTCGACCCGCTGGTAGTGCTCGATGATGGCCTGCTCTAGCTGCTGCTGCATAACTTGGGCGCGTTGCTGTTCCAGCCGTGTGCGCTCAATTTCCTGCAACTTCTGCTCAAGCGTTTGATTCTGGTACTGAGTCAGCGCGGCTTGGTACTTGCTCTCATCGTAGTCGCACGACTCAAGCGTTGGCACCGTTGCCGGTTGATTCTGCGCCTGCCCGCTGCCCATAAGGGACAGTTGGCGAATCAGGTCCTCGTTCTGCTTCTGTAGCCGTTCCTTTTCATCACGCTCTGTGCGGCGCTGTTCGCGCAGCTTTGTGAGCTTGTGAAGTGGAACCTCAACCATCTTCTTGCCGCTTGGCTCTGCCTGTTCAGCGCCTGCATCAGTCGTTTCAACAGGTTGTTCGCTTTCTTCTTCCGCGCCCTGTGCGGTTTCTTCCGGCTCTGTGCTGGGCGGCACTTCCTCGGCTTTCAGCGCTTCTGCTGCTTCACGTTCCAATGCTTCCAGGGTAACTACACTTTCGTCAGCCATGCGTGCTCCGGCATGTTCGGTTAATTGGCCGCGTTTATGCCCGCGTAGGCAGTTCATAGAGTAGCACTATGCTTAATTGAGTCAAGACTATTGATAGCGGCATGCTATTGATTCGAGCAAAAAGCCCCAGTTAAGGGGCTTATGTATTGCTTTTCTCTATTGAAACACACCAACCGATAGCATTGTCTCACTCATATGTATTGACTTTCCCTATCGAAACCCACCAGCCGATAGCATTTGACGCTGCTCCATGATTCGACCACGCAGCGCCATAGCCAAGCGCTCAGCATTGTCCATTTGCCTGGAGTCCACATTAGCCAGCGTTTCGGCGGTCTGTGCGCGTGTGCGCTCTGCGTCTGCCAGTGCGCGGATGGTGTCTGCCTGCGCTTTCTCGCCAAGGGCTTGGTCTTTGATTGCCTGAGCCTGCAAAGCTTGAGCAACGGCCATTTGCTGCGGGTCTGGCTGCTGCGACTGCTGCTGTAGCTGCTGCATGTACTGCATATCTTCCTGGGTTTCCGGATCGATAACGCCCATCTGTAGCAGGTTGCGGCGAGCGTAGCGGCGCAGGATTTCCATAGACTGTCCATCAAGCAGCGCCAGGTACTGCATTTGCAAGATGCTGAGCAATTGCGGGTCTTGCGTGCTCTGCATGATCTGCATCAGCTCTGCGCGTGTCTGCTGCTTCTGGCTAGCGAATGTCGGGCCGATGTCTACATAGACCTCAAACGCACCTTTGCTGATGTCGTTCAGCGTCACCCACTGACCGGTCGCCATGTCTTGGATCTGCTCCATAAGCATGGCGCGTGATTCAGAGCCGTCCGAGCCGGTCAATGCGACTTCGCGCGGCGTGTCGTAGATAGAGCGAGCCATGCTGGCATAGATCTCACCGTCACGTCGCAATGCTGTTGCCAAGTTGTCCAGATACACAAACGACTGATTGTCGATGCGCGACTGTACGGCCATGATTGCCTTGCCGCTCGAAGCTGGGTCTAGCACGTCCTGCGGCATACCTGGGCTGGTCACATCCTCCACGTTCTGGCGTGTAGCCTGAATGAGCGCGGCGGTGGCTTCTGGCACGTTCTCGGGCTCAATGTAACCAAGCGGGCCGGGGGCAAGTGGATTGCCAGCCGAGTCGGTATCATTCAGCAGGTAATACGGGTAATTGTTCTGGCTCTCCCACATGTGGCCAAGCCCTTGCACCTGCTTAGGCGTAAAGATCGGCTTGCGGCGCGGGCCTTTAGCTGCAATGTCGGCAAGGTATGACATCTGCATGTTGTACAGGCGCTGCGGGTCTTTGGCCAAGCGAGTGATACCTGACCACATCTCTGTGCCTTCCACGAAGTACCAGTTGCCGTACAGCGGGACAATCGGGATATGCTCGCCAGCGATACGCTCAGGGCCGTACAGGATGCGCTCACCACTGACCAGATACTTATCCACGCAGTAATATTCGCGCTTCTTCTGGCCGATAGTCGTCCAACCCTGCGCCAGCATGTCATCCAATACGTCTTTGATCTCAGAGCGCTTGAACACCTGCGTACCCAATGCCGGGTGCTCCATGATGACGATGCGCTCTGACTTCTTAACGCGCTCGTAGTACTCACCGACCACATACTTGTTAGCGTTCGTGCGCCATGGGAATACGTAAGACTTGGCAGGGCTTGAGAAATTCGACGGGCAATCAGCATCGAACCCGTATTCCTCTGCCAGATTCTTAAGCGAGTCTTCGTCAAGCTGAGTCAGCACGCTGCACCACATGGCATCTGACTTGTCCATGCGCTTAGCGCCGGAGTCGAAGAAAACCATGTTATTTGCTTCGTGGATCGGTACGCGGCGAATCACCTGACGGTTGTCCAGGTCGTTATCGGCGTTGGCGTACTCGGTCACTAGTCGCCATGCGCCGAAGCCCGCATCGATCATATCCCCGACCGCTACGTCTACCGCTTCCTTGCTCATGTTGTTGCGCATGTCGGTACGATACATGCCGTTGAGAATGTCGGCGGCGTCAGGGTCTGCACCATCCTGCGGCTTAAAGTCCGGGCTGATCTCGTTCGCGCGCATCTCAGACAGCAGGCGCTGGCGCTCCTTCCAAATCAGGTTGAATTCGCCACGGTACTCAAGGTTGCACCAGTCAAGGGAATCGTCCCACTGGGTCACGCGGGAAAACATCAGGTCGTCTGCTGACCGTTCGCGCACGTCCTGAGTGGCCGACCACGCGCGGTCTTGGCGGTCTTTAATCTCTTCAAGCTTCGTGGCTTTGTCCATCTATCGGAGCCTCTTAGGCGTAATTGGGCGCGGGATATGCACCGCTGTCGCAGTTGGTTTTACGCACTCATGCCGTTGTTTAGCATAGCGCGCCATCATGTAAGCATAGCGCGTGGCGCTCAATAAGTCGTCAGCAACCTTGACAATGTGGCCGCTTTCGTCCCTGTGGTAGTTCATCTTTTCTTCGAACCACGGCGTAAGGTGCTTAAAGACCTTGAATTTGCCGGTTTCCATGCGATTGTACAGCTCAACTAATCCCGCCTCCACACCATTGCCGCCGCTTGGCCATGTCGCATGTTCTGGCATCATCTGCCAGCCAGCTTGGTGGTAATAGTTGCGCTGCTGTTCGCCACTGCCTTTCTCGGTTTGCAGTCCGTCATGTGGCCACGCCGTTGGTACGCCTTGCGCCCACTCTCGAACAGCTGACCATGCTACCGCTGGCGAGACCTTGCTTTGTTTCCATGCGTGCGCCAGATAATAGGTATCGGTGTCGCGGTCAATCCACAACTGCACATGGGCCTGCGGGTGATCCCACCCGAAGTCTAGACCGTTGACCACCCACCAATGTTGCGGGCACTCGAAAGGCTCACACTTGATCTGGTCATCACCAATGTCAAAGATCAAGCCAGCACCCAACAGCGGTAAGCCCTTGGTACGCATGTCGCGCTGCCACTCTGGATAGGATGACAGCAGGTCTTGCTTTGTTGCCTCGGTGATGTGTGGCGCATCGTCCCATGTTGCGCGCTGAATGTGCTGGCCGCCCGCTGGCTTGTCCATGAATTGCACGACAAGCTCAGTGCGCCCGTTCTCCGGTGTGAATGTGAGAATGCCGCGCCCGCCTCGGCCTTGGTCTCCGGTAGCGGTACGGGTCAGCACCTGGGGATAGATGGCCTTGTCTTTCGGCTCTTCGTCGATGTGATACCAGTCAACCGAGTCACCCATGATGGCGTGCTGACCTTGGCTGTATGACCAGAACTGAGCGGTTGAAACGCCGCCGCTTGAATGCTTGACGCGCACTTCACGCATAGCGCCGCTGGTGCCACTGGCTGACTTGTGGTCTAAGATCCTGTCAGCAGGTACAAGCCCACCAGTCCATTTGCCACCCTCAAGACGGCCGAACAAAGGTGTCTGCAACAGGTCGCGAGTTTTCTCCATTGAGAACCCAAGCAGCCAGCAGAGCGGGCCCTTTTCGAATTTGTGTCCTTTGAAGCTGTCAGGGTAGTCGCCAAGCAAGTGCATGGCGTCAATCGTTAGGCCGGTGCGCGTCTTGCCCACACGGTTGCCCGCCATCAACATGCAGGACGTGTAAGACGCCGTAGCTTCAATGAACTTGAGCTGCCATTCGTAAAGAGTATCGAATTGCAAGCGCGCCATCTTCTGAGCCTGACGACGCTTCTTTTCCTCAAGCAGCTTTAGAAGCTCAACCTTCTGAGCCGCTGATAATGGCGGCAATGCGCTTGTCAAGGTCTTCCTCCGTCAATTCGCCAAGGTTTATGCTGCCACTATGCTCGGTCTGGATTTTGTCGCCGTACTTCTTCGGCATGATCTTGGACAGATACCATTTGCGCGCGTCTGCTCGGTTCTTAGCCCACGCGACAGCAGCCGAATCTAACGAGCCGTCAGCCTTTGCAGGCGGCAATTCATCAAGAATGTCAAAGTACTGCTCTGCCAATGCCTCAGCTGATTCTTCCTTGCTAGTTGCGTATTGGGTGCGGAACTCTTCATTTCTCGCAAGCCAACGCAACACAGTTGTCTTATCCGGCATATCAGCATCAGCACAAACTGTGCGCAGTGATTCACCAGATGCTAGGCGAATGCAGATAGCCTCCGCTGTTTCTGGTGTGTACTCACTCGGTCGCCCGCCACTCATTTAACCCCCCAACAACTTGCCAAACGGAATGTTAGTGCCTGCAACTGCTGCAACGGCACCGCCTATGGTGATCATCTGGTTTCGGTACATCTGGTTTGCAATATCAAGGATCGGCTTATTGCTGGCGTTCACCAATCGGAGATCAGTCACGTCTTTTCGGTTCTCCAGCACCATAGCCTTAAGCTCATCCTGATCACTCTGGGTGTGCCTTAGCTCAATCACCAGCTCGCGTACCTCACCACACAAGTCAGATATCTTGCTAATACTCTCCGTGTGCATCGTCTTGATGCTCCTGAGCTCTTCCCGTAACAACTCGCTTTCTGTCGGCATCTTG